TAGAAGAGAAAAAGGTAAAGAAGATTTTACTGTTTATAAACAAGATAATTGGACAATATATAGAGAACCAGAAAAAGATGGATTATATGTTTGTGGAGCTGATATTTCAGAAGGTGTTCAAGGAGGAGATTATTCAGTAGCTGCTATTCTTGATAGAAAAACTGGTGAAGAAGTTGCTATGTGGAGAGGATTAGTTTCTCCTGATAGATTTGGAGAAATACTTAATAAAAAAGGTAGAGAATATAATAATGCCTTAATGGTTCCAGAAGTTAATAATCATGGTTTAACAACAATAACAATTTTAAAACAATTGCTTTATCCATCAATGTATTTCAGACAAGCAAAACATGAAGCTTTAAGTCAAACAACTACTGATAAGATGGGATGGAAAACAAGTAAGGTAACAAGACCATTATTGATTGATGATTTTATACAAATGGCAAGAGATGGTGAAATAACAATTCATAGTAAAATAACATTAGATGAAATGTCAATATTCGTTTATGATGATGCTGGAAATATGGTTCCACAAGCTGGATTCCATGATGATACAATTTTTGCTACTGGAATTTGTTTGCAAGGATTCAAAGTATTATATGATAAAAAATTAGATCAATTAAATTATCAAGACCATTTACCAAAGAGTTTCGCATATTAATTAATATTTAAAAATATATGAGTACAGAAAAAGATTACAGACCTGAAGATTTCTCTAAAGGAGAAATTGAAATGATGAGAAAATATCCATTACAACTAGATGATTCTAGAAATTATTTTAAAGCTATTCTTAAACCAAGACTTGATAGGTCTTATAAAATTTATATTTGTGATACAAGAGATAGAGCTAAAGAAATAAATTCTTGGCAGGCTAATGTTTTTGTTCCATATGCTCATGCTGTAATAGAAACATTAAAACCACGTATTTTAGATGCTAGACCAGATTTAGGTGTACAAGGAAGAACTGAAGATGATCAACCAAAATCTAGTAAAGTACAAAATTTATTAGATTATGATTGGGAAGTATCTAAAGCTGACTCTATGGCAGAGATGTTTGTTGATGCTGCCTTAATTTATGGCACAGGACACGCACAAGTTTATTGGAAGAAAGACGTTAGAACTCATAAGTTTTTCCAAGGAACTAATATAAATACTAAAAAAGCAGAATGGAAAGATAAAACTCAAACATTCTATGATGCTCCATATGTTGAAAATGTTGATAACTATGATTTATGGTATGATTGGCATAATATTGCTGCTGAAGATAAACAATATTGGTTTAGAAGAAAAGTTTTAAATAGAGCTACTATTGAAAGACGTTATCCAATGTTTGATAAAAAAAGATTGGATATGGCTGTCAAAAAGAGTGGTGATTTAACAAATTATGCTTCTATTAGAAATGAAGTTAAATATACACAAGAAAGTATTTCTAAGGGGACTAATAATATAAGTGGTGGAATGTCTAGTGATAATTATGAAAGCGCGGATAATAGTCCTGATTTAAAAATGCATGAAGTATTCGAATGGTGGAGACCATTTGAAGATAAATATGCTGTTATGGTTAATGATGTTCCAATTCTTAAAGGAGGAGAAATGCCATGTCCATATGATTTCAAAGAAGCTCCATTCATTTCAGTTCAGTATTTAAAACTACCTAATGAATTTGAAGGTTATGGAGTATCACTTATATTAGAGAATCCTGGTAAAATGTTGAATATGGTTAAAAACCAAAGACTTGATGCTATGACATTAAATATTCATAAGATGTGGATTGTTAATCCTTTAGCCAATATTAATAAAGAAGAATTAGTAACAAGACCATTTGGTATAGTTTATTCAACTGACCCTAATGGTGTTAAGCCGGTAGAATTTAGTGATATTAAAGCTAGTGCTTATAAGGAAGAAGAATTAATAAAAGCTGACATGAGATATGGTATTGGTGTTGATGATTCATCTATGGGTGTTGGTGGTAGTTCTGGAAGTGCTACAGAAACTAGACATTTAAGAGAATCAACATTAGAAAGAGTTAGATTGTTTGTTAATCATCTTGGAGAAGCATTCTCTACATTAGAAAGATATTGGATTTCAATGCATAGACAATTCTTTACTAAGAAATTTAACATTAGAATATTTGGAGATAATGGAGCAATAGAATTTCCATTAATTGAAAAAGATGATTTAATGGGAGAGTTTGATTATAAAGCAACTGTATTACCATCTATTACTGGACAAAATGAAGTTAAGAAGAAACAAGATATGGATTTATTTCAACTTCTTATTGGGTTACCATTTATTGATCCTCAAAAACTTACTTCTAAAGTTTTATATGATTGGAATTGGGATATTGATTCATTAACTGTTTCAGAAGAAGCACCAACAGGAATACCATTACCAGGAGAAGAAAATGGAGAAGTACCAACTGGTGAGAGTGGCTTATCAGAAAAAATAGCTGGTGGACAAATACCAGAAGATGTAGCTAAAAAGGCATTAGCATTATTAGGTGAAGTTCCATCTAGTCAAAGTCAATTTGCTGAAGCAAAATCACCAATAAATTTATTAGAATCTGGTGTACCACCAACAGTTAAGAATATTCCATTACCTACTACTAATACAAGAGGAATGAATCGTGGAGGTAAAGTTAATACTAATGTTCCAACAAAAGCACCTAATGGCCCTGCTGCACAAATACAAAATAGAGCAAATAATATACAACGTTAATTAACTAATAAAAATAATATGTCAAAAGGTATTATACAAATGATTAAGGACAAATTAAAAAATCGTAAGGCTAATAAACAAGAAAAAAAAGAAATTATTAAAAAAGCAACTAAAGAAGGTGAAGAAATTTTCATGAAGAATAGACCAGATATGGCAATGAGTGATAAAAGTTATCCAAAAGTATCTAAAGATACTCCACGTAAATACAATAAAGAAGCGTTAAGAACACAAAATCAAGTTATTAAAACAAGATTAGAACAATGGAAGAAAAATAAATAATAAATAATAAATATATGAACAAAAAAACAATTATGAAGGAAAAAAGTAAAATCAAAAAAGAAAAGCCAGTAAAGCCAGTAGAGAATAAAACAAATAATGATACTAATGACATGAGTATTAATGAAATTACTACAATGTTAGTTGAATTATCAAGAAGTAAATATTGGCCAGCATTAGTATCAATTACTAATGGTTGGAAGTTAACTATAGAGAGTGGGTTAAAAACTATAGATCCATTTAAAGAGCCGACTTTAGTTGCTAGAGCTCAAGGACAATTATTAGCATTAAATTTTTTAGAAAGTACAATTAAAGCTGAAATTGACAGATTAAATAAAATAGAAAATAATAATACACCAGAATAATCGTGTTTTATTAGTTAATATATTGTTACTTGTGCTATAATATCAGTATAAATAAAATATTATAAATAAATTTATGTCATATAATGAACCAATACATGATAATACTGTTAGAACAACTGCTACATCTGAATCTGAAGGAAGAATTAAAGATATGCTTAAATCTAGGAAAAGAAAGTCTATAAAGAAAAGATTAAATAATTATAAATAATTAATATATGAAGTAATAAAAAAATATATGAATTTAAAAAAAATGAATCAAAAGCAAACTAGCAAAATCATGGATGCTTTAGCTAATCATCCTGAAAAAAAACTAAAGAAAGGTGAGGTTAACTTAGAGAAGATAACCAAAATGCTTACTGATAGAAGGTTTGCTAAGAACAATACTTCAGAAGATGATAAGTCTGATGAAGAATAAAAGTCGAGTTTTATTAATTAATTATGAAGAAAAAATATGTCTGAAGAAAAAAAAATAGAACCCGGAACTGAGGCATCGGGGATGGATAATTCTAATCTAATTGCAGATCCTAAACCACCAGTAGATGATATTATCGCTGGAAGTAAAGATAAATCTGGATTTAAAGGGACAGCAACAGATGAAGAAAAAAGTGTTGAAGAATCAGCACTACAAAAAAGTTACAAAGCGTTAGAAGAAAAATTAGGTACTCAAGGCGAAGAGCTAGGAGATTATAGAAAATTCTTTAAAGAAATTTCTCCCCTACTTGATAAACTTGATACACAACCTGAGTTAATACAAGCTATCATTGATGGAAAAGTCGATACTAGCTTAGCAAAGGCTGCCATTAATGGTAAAATTTCTATTCAAGACGCTAAAACTGTTACAGAAGCTCACAAAGAAATTAAAAAAGAAGTTGGAGAAAAAAAGTATAAGGAATTATCTCCCGAAGAAATTGAACAAAAAATCACTGAAAGAGTTAGTGCTGATGTTAAAAAACTAGGAGAAGATATTACTAAAGATGTTAAAAGAGCATCTAAGGAAGCGGAAGAAAAAAAAGATTATAGTAATAAAATTGATATTTTTATTAAAGATACAAAAGATTTCCCCGAATATGCTAACGATATTTATAAGTGGCTAGATGAAAATCCTAATCAGGATGACATTAAAATTGCTTATAGTGTTGTTAAGGGTATTGCCTTACAAAAAAAGGCTGAGGAATTATCTGATGAATCAAAAGGAGAAGATGCTAAAAAAATGGCGTCTAATGCTTCTGGTGGTGGTTCTCAAGGAACAACCGTTACTAATGATAAAAGTATTGTTGATGAACTTATAGGAGGAAAATCAAATCCAAACGTATTTTAATATTTTGTGGGAAAACTGGACAGATATCTAATTAAAATTAAATAAGAAATACAAATATGTCTAATTTCCCTTATTACACCGAACCTACACATGACGAAGGAACAGTTGCTGCAGCTCCAAGAACTACAGCAGTTTCTAACGCAGAAGGTCGGTTAATAGTTAACGCTGTCGATAAAATCTTTCTTTTAGAACCTAACAAGCATCCACTTGTAACATTATTAACTAACGTTGGTAAAGTTTGGGATGGAAAAGCTTGGTCAGGATCTAGTATGCTTAAACAAGCAACTGGAAATCCTGAATTTAGTTGGTTTGAAGATTTTTATGGTGGACGTTACGCAAGAGTTAGTGGTACTTATACAACTGCCGCTGACCAAACTCCTACTTTAACAGGAGCTGGTGCTAATTCAGGTTACATTTTCACTGCTGGTGATATTGTAAAGAATGCTAGAACTGGCGAATGTATGGTAGTTGGTACTGTTGCTGCTACAACTATTCAGTTACATCTACGTGGATTCGGTTCTACGGCTGCTGCTGCTGGTGTTGATAGTGATGGTATGTACCTTATTGGTAATGTAAATGAAGAAAATGCTGGTGCAAGAAATGTTAATACTACACGTTCTACAAAAGAGAGTAATTATACTCAAATTTTTAAGACTACTATTGCTGTTTCTGGTACTGAAAAAGAAGCTGATTTATATGGTGGAAAAGATTTACCATATCTTAGAGCTAAGAAAGGAACTGAACATGCTCTTGATATCGAAAGAGCTATATGGTGGGGTCAAAAGAAATACTCTACAAGTGGAACTAACAGTCATCCATTAAGAGCTACTGGTGGTGTATTAGAATTCATCGAAGGTGGAGGATCTTATGTTCAAAATCAAGGTGGTGTTTTAACTGCTCCTGATTTTAACACATTCTTAAGAGAAGGATTTACTTATGGAAATGATACAAAAACATTTTTCTGCGGTGGTGTTGTTTTACAAGCCATTAATGAAATTGCTCGAGGTCAAATCCAAATGAAACCATTAGCTAAGTCTTATGGTATGCAAATCGGAGAATATGTTACAGCTTTTGGTAGAATTAATATTATTCACAATCCTCTATTTATAGAAGATTATGCTGGATATGGATTCTTACTAGATATGGAATGTTTCAAATATAGATTCATGAATAATCGTGATACTAAATTAGAAACAAACGTTCAAGCTAATGATGTTGATGGTCAAATCGATCAATATAAAACTGAATGTGGATTACAAAGAATACAAGCTCCTAAATGTGCTTTATTAAAAGGTGTTACTGCCTAGTAATTAAACGTTTAGAAATTCTTTAGTGGGGAGCAGAGAATTAAAATTTAGCTCCCTTCTAGGGGTTTTATCTCCTAGTCCGAAAAGGTTACGGATAATTAACCGCTTAGTAATTAAAGCTAAGAAACTAAAATAAAAAAAGTATGAACAGATACGAATACCAATTAATGAATAGAAAAGGTGTTGTAGGACAAATAACAAGTGATACTCCAGTTGCCATACGTATTAAATACGTTGGTGGTGGATCAGTAACATCTGTTACTAATACCGCTGCTACTGCTCTTGTATTAATTGCTACAGATTCTGCTGGAACTTCTTCAACAGTTACCTGTACTTACTCAACAGACGACACAGTAGGTGAAGTTGTAGACAGAATTAACGCTAGTGACCTTTGGGAAGCTAAAGTTATGGATTGTTTAAGAAGCCTTGCTACTGATAGTTCTGAATTAGGAGTAGATACTGGTTCTCTTTCAACAACTGCTGTTGATGGTGTAAACTATTACGAAGTACACGCAGATACTAGTGTTACTCTACAATTCGCGTATAGATTAACTTATGATCGTGCCGTTGGTGCTGAAAAGCCTAAAGGTTCTCATAGAGTAATCTTACAAGAAATTCAATATCTATTAGATGTTGGAACTGCTGCTATGGATAACTTTCAAGTTTATGAAACAAATCCTGTTGGCAATAGTGAAACACAACGTCTTAAGATGTTAAATGTAGATAATTCAGACACTACTAAGAATTGGGCAAGTGGTCTAGGATACATTACAGCTGATTATGGAAATGATTTAGTTGTTATTATCAAGGATGCTGCAACTCTTACAGATTCAACAAGTAACTTTTTAACTGTTACAGGTTTTAGAGAATAGCTTATTCAGGGGGAAGGAAACTTCCCCCTGTTTGAGAATTAATTAATTTATGAATAAAAAAATATGAAGTTTATATCTAAACAAGCAAACTATCGTGTTGTTTTAAAACACGGACAACCAGCCGAACCAATTACTGGTAGAAATTCTGTTTCTGGCGTTTATGTTAAGTTTGAAAATGGAATCGCTAAAGTAGACGATCCAAAATTATGTGAAATGATGAAAAATCATCAAGCATTTCAAACAGATTTTATTCTTGCTGAAGATGAAAATATGGTAGATCCATTTTTATCTACAAGAAGTAATGTAGAACCAGAACATACAATTACTGAAATAAAATATGGCGGTGTTGGTAAAAGTATTGGTGCTAAGGCAAGTCCGTTTACTAAAGATCAACAAAAAGCAATTAGTGATATGGCACAAAAAATGGCGTTAGAAATGGCACCAAAAATGGCTGTAGAATTAATGAAGAGTTTATCTGATAATAAAAAAGAAGATAAGCCATCAGTCTCAAAAAAGATTGATAAAGTTGAAAAAGTTAAAGAAACGGAAACAATTAAATCAGATGATGATGTTAATGAAAATTTAACAACTAAAGATGATTTAAAAGTTGAAAACAAAAAAACTAAAATAACTGATAGTAAAGAAAATAATAAATAATAAATAAATCAAAAAAATATGGCAGATACAAGATTGGTGGATATGCAATACCACTTTCTCTATGACCCAACAATATTTGGTGCCAGTGATGATTATTTTAAGAACATAACACTTAAAAAACCATCAATTGCTGGTGGGAAAATAAGACTTAATGCCGTTACTGTAAATACGACTGACTTTTTTATGTATGGAAATTTTGAGTTTAGAACTCAAGTTCCTACAGTTCCGACAGGCGGAGATTCTCGTATCATTGGTATTTATACCAGAGCTATGGGTAATCGAAATGCCGCGTATTTCTTTATCAGTGGTACAAGTCTTTATACAAGATCTTATAACGATGATAGTGCTGTTGCAGAATCTAATACCATTACATGGGATACTACATGGACTAATACTCCTACATCATTTGAAATTAAATGGAGAATAGATAGAGTAGAATTTTGGATTGGTAATGGAAGTTTAAAAAGAAAAGTAGCTACTCATTATGACAAAGTTCCAAGAGCGTTAACTTTACCATTATATATTTATAATGGTAATAGTGATAATATGGATGTTAGTTGGATATGGATAGACGAAGTTAGAAAACATGTAAGAGGTAGTGCAGAATTTTATTCTTCTACATCTTCTACATCTAGTTCAACCTCATCTAGTACCTCTAGTTCAACTTCATCTAGTACATCAAGTTCTACGACTACAAGTTCAACTTCTAGTTCTACAAGTTCTAGTACTTCTAGTTCAACAAGTTCAACCTCATCTAGTACGTCAAGTTCTACTTCAAGTTCAACAAGTTCAACTTCTAGTTCTACAAGTTCTAGTACTTCTAGTTCAACAAGTTCAACCTCATCTAGTACGTCAAGTTCTACTTCAAGTTCAACAAGTTCAACATCTTCTAGTACATCAAGTTCTACTTCTAGTTCAACAAGTTCAACTTCTAGTTCAACTTCATCTAGTACATCTAGTTCAACTTCTAGTTCGACTTCATCTAGTACTTCAAGTTCTAGTTCAAGTTCGACTTCATCTAGTACTTCAAGTTCTAGTTCAAGTTCGACTTCAAGTTCTACATCAAGTTCAACAAGTTCAACTTCTAGTTCAACTTCATCTAGTACCTCTAGTTCTAGCTCGTCTAGTACGTCAAGTTCTAGTTCATCTAGTACATCAAGTTCAACCTCATTGTTAGGTTAATGATATGTTATAAGAGGGGGGTTAATTCCCCCTTCACTAACATAAAAATATAAAAAATAATAAAAAAATTTTAAAGATATGGATAGTATTAATAAAAATGGTAATAGAAAATCCGAAGAGGTTTGTATTGCTGAACTAAAAAAAGATCAAAATTTTATGTCACAAACATTAAATAGAATAGAGAAAACTCTAAACGATTTTATAAATAAAGCTGACGAAAAATATGCTATTAAGTCAACAGAGGAAGATTTAAAAGATTTAGAAAAACAAATATCATCTAGAAATTACGATTGGTTAAAATATGCTATAGTTACTGCTATAGGAATAGGAATAACTTTATTATTAGCTTATTCATAAGGAATATAAAAATTTATAAATTATATGGATATAAATAATATAAAATCTGGTGCAGTTAGAGACAGACATGATAAACGAGATTATATATATGAAAAAACACTAGGTGCCGGAGAAGTAATTACAACTAATGAATGGGAAGAAGGTTATGATATAGAAAAAATTATTGGTATTTCATTAAATCCTAATAATCAACATTCTTCATCATCATGCGTAGGGCAAGCTTATTCTAAATATAGTGCTGTCCTTAATTTTATAGAAACAACAAAATGGGATGAACATTCTGCTAAGGCTGTTTATTCTCAAATTACTCTCGGATATGGTAAGGGAGCATTTTTACGCGATGGAGCCGCTCATTTAGTTGACTGGGGCTCTGTTTTTGAAACTATAGTAAAATCATATAAAGATAACGGAACAACAGACGAAGAATTCATGATTAATAAAACATGGATTACACCAGAAATAGAAAAACTTGCTAAAATATTACAAGCTAAAGAATATAGATTAATTCAAGGAATAGGAATTGATATTTTTGCTAGAGCAATAAAGGATGGTAATGGTGTTGTTGCTGGAGTTGAGGGAGTAAATAATGGAACGTGGAATAATATATATCCATCTCCTCCAACATTAGAAACTCCACAAAAAGATTTATGGGGACATGCTTTATATTTTGGTAAATTTAGAATAAAAGATGGAAAGAAACAAGTCGGATTTATTAATTCATGGGGGAATATTGGAGAGAATGGATGGCAATGGTTAGGAGAAGAATGGTTTGATAATAGTAATAGATTTATATTTAATCCATGGGTTTTAATTGATAAAAAAAATAAAGAAGAAAATATGACATTTAAAAAAGAAAAAAATAGTACAAATATCTATCTTGTTAATGAAGAACATAAAACTAAGTCAATGGTGGTCGATATGGAATCACTAGATGCTTTTTTTGGAGAATATGAAGAAGTTGATAGTTTAGCTGAATATAAATTACATGGAACTTTTGCTTGGTTTAATAGAATTATTAATTAATAATAAATATATGATTAAAGAGATTACACAATCTGTTATTGCAGTATTAGTAGTTGGTGGTGCTATTTATGCAGCCATCGTTGGTAATACTTTAGCAGTAAATTATTTAGTTGGTATTGCTGGTATTGTTATCGGATTTTACTTTCAAGATGGTATGACTGCTTTAAAAAAAGCATTTGGATCAAAGAAGAAATAAAAAATTAATTAGATGAAAATATGAAGAATATAAAACTAAGCGATGTAATAAGCAGCGTGGAGTCTCTTGGCAGTTATTTTATAACAATAACATCAAGAGATACAAATAAAATAGAAAATGATTTAAAGCATTATGTTTTTAGAAAACAATTTTCTAATGATGATATAGTTCCATCTCTAGACGTTTGCGTACGCGGTTTAGGAGTAAAATTTCCACAATTAGTTCCAGTTATAATACCAAAAATAATAAATGAAAAAGTTAAACCACTTAAAATTGCTATAATTACTCATTTTAATAGAGCACCTGATTCTTATTCTCCCGGAAAAGCTGTAAAGAATCAAATAAAACTATTAATGGAGTATGGGCATGAAGTGGTATTTTTTGTACAAGAGGGTAGTAAATTAGATGTTGGATGTACAATGAAACCAATAATGCCAAAGTTTAAAAGAATAAAGAACGTAGTAGATAATGAAGCAAAAGAAAAGATTAAAAATATATTAAAGTCAGAATTAACAGATAATTTTGATATAGTTATTACTCATGATTTCTTTATAGACGACTGTATAACGTATAGAGAGGCTATAAAAGAGTGTGGAATAGACATTAAATGGCTTCATTGGGCACGTTCTGGTATTGGTAGACCAATAGATTTTAAAATGGATAACACTAGATATGTATACATGAATTATGCTGACGTTGGAGTTTTCGCAGAAAGAATTAATGTTAATTCAGATAAAGTTAGAGTTATATTTAATGAGAAGGATCCAGCATTATTATTTCAATGGAATCCAATAACTAAATATATTGCTGATAAAATGAAACTTTATGATAAAGAGATTATTCAAACATATCCAATTTGTACTACTAGGATGGATTCTAAGGGTCTTAATTCGGTAATAAAAGTATTTGCTGAACTTAAAAAATGTGGAAAAAAAGTTGCATTAATAATATGTAATTCTAATGGTAGACGTAGATTAGATGAAATTAAAAGTAAACAAGATTATGCTAAATCTTTAGGATTAACAGATAAAGATATTGTTTTTACTAGTACACTTTCTAATGAAGAACACATTATACATAGTGAAGTTCCGAATAAGGTTGTTTCAGAATTATTACAGATTTCAAATCTATTTGTATTTCCAACAGTCGCAGAGGTTTGTAGTAATGTGTTATTAGAAGCATCAATGACTAAAAATCTATTAGTTTTAAATGAAGACTTGCCATTACTGTTTGATTTTGCTGATGAAAATTCTGTTTTAAAATATCCATTCACATCTTCAAGAAATTTACATTATTCTGGTAGAGATGATAAGCCAGTTAATGATTTAGCTAAAAGTATTATTAATCAATTAGATAATAATAAAAACGATTTACAATTTAGACGAATATGGAGAGTACATAATAGACATGCTATTTATCAAATGTTAAAAAACGTTTTATATGAATAATAAAGATATACAACCAGTACCAGTTATTTTAGTAACATATAGAAGACTTCATCTTTTAAAGAAAGTTATTAAGAATATTTATGATAATACTAAAATTTATCATAGACTTTATGTGGTTAATAATGATATTACTGATATTGATACAATAAGAACTTTACAACAATTTAAGGCATTTGGTTATATAGATGATTTTATAAGTACCGAAGAAAACAAAGGATTATCTTATGGATTTAAAAAAGGTTTTGAGTTCGCTAAAAGTAAAGGAGATTTTAAATTGGTAGTATTTACCCAAGATGATTTGCTTAGCCCTAAATTATCTCCGTGTTGGTTAGAAAGATTAGTTCATTTATCTGAAAAAAATCCTGAAATGGGAGCAATATGTATGAGAATAGAACGAACTGCTCGGCGCGATATAAATGAATTTTTAGATTTAATACCATCTGATACTGCTTGTCCTGCTGTATTTAGAATTAGTTCAAAAGAATTAATAGAAAAAATAGGATTTTCTAAACGTCCACATTGGGAAAGTCATGAGTTTTCAAATAGAATTAAAAAAGAAGGCTTTAAAATGGCTATGGCTACTAAGATTTATTCTAGTCATATTGGTTTTGTTGATAATAAAGGATTTGATAAAGAAACAATGTATCTTACATATGCTGAAAATAAATTAAGTCAACATATAGATAATCCTTATCCAAAAATTGATAGTGATACTAATATGCCTATAGAGATAACTACTGGCAAGGATAAAAGGGAGCAAGATAAACGTGAAGCATATTATAAATATTGGGGGGTAGATTTTAGAGTTAAAAAAACAAAAAGAATTACTCCAGAACAATTAGAGTTAGCAAAATATTGTAAGAAAGGTAAAGGTATTGATATCGGGTGTGGTCAAATGAAATGCGATCCAAATTGTATTGGAGTTGATATACATCATGAAAGTGTTGCTGAAATAAAAACTGACTGTCGTGATTTATGGATGTTTAACAATGAATTAGATTTTGTTGTTAGTAGTCATTCTCTCGAGCATATGCCTGATGTTATAGAAGTATTAAAAGAATGGAAGCGTGTTTTAAAAGTAGGAGGAATTATGGGAATAGCTGTTCCTAATGGACATAAATATCCGAAGTTTATTATAAAGAATGGTCATAAGATAAATTTTGGTATGGAGGAATTAAGGTTGATATTTAAGTTTATTTTAAAGATGA